GCCAGAGCCACCACCACCAGAAGGGATCTGGACACCTCCGCCATACATGACGTAGGATCCGGACCCCCCCGGGATGACCTGAATAGGACCGACGTTAGTCGTCGCTCCCGTGGGACCACCATTGGGATCCCACGAGAAGTCAGACTGAAAGGCAGATGTCGCGATCGTCAGCTCAACGTTGTAGTAGCCAGGGCGAAAACCCGGTTGCTCAGTTGGAGCAGCACCGAGTCGTCCCTGAACTAGTTGAGGTCGAGTGACGGGAACACCGTCGTCATAGAACGGAACCCAGTCCCGAAACATGTCCAGGACAGTTGGGATGAACTCCGCGATGGCGAGAGGATTTACGACACCTGCAAGTCCCTGCATGATTAGGTCGAGGATGCCAACTCCAACATCCCCAGTTGCAGCGAGAATCTTCTCGTTGAATGCCGAGGCACTGAAACTGAGGAGGGAGGGAACAGAGAGTGCGACCGGATTGAGATGGGCATCGAAAAACTCGATATCCCAGTCAAGAAAGATCGCACCGATCTCCGTATTGGCAGTGATGTCACCCGTCGAAACGATCGCGAGCATTGAATTCCCGGCCGATGAAAATCGGTCGGTGAAATCAACAGAAGAGGGATTCAGGTCGTTGACCCAAAGATCACCTTCACTCCCGCGAAATCCAGGATGGTCCCAAGCCAGACCCTTCCACTCTTGTTGAAAAGTGGCACGAGGTAAGGCCGAGAGCCGCTGGATATTGGTCTCGACGTCGACATAGCTGGAGGTCGGGTCGGAATCGGTCGCGCCGATCAACATTCCGGCAAACGTCGTCCCTGTAACAGGAACGAACCGATACCTGAGTCGATGTGCACGCCAACGATTGTACTGAAGCGCTTTGATCTGCAGCATCGTCCCAGGAATAGACGCAAGATTGCGTCGAGCCCAGATAACGGTGCCTGCGGTCACAGTAGCGCCAGTCACGACAGTCTGGACAAACGTTGAATCCGAATCCCGAAAATTGCGTCCGGGCCGGGTCACAGCGTTCATCGGCATAGAAGAGATCCCTACGCGGCCACCGCCGCCGAGGAACTTCTTCTCTTCCTTAAACCCGGGAGATCGGAGTCCGCTGCGTTTTCTGACACGGTCATCAACGCGACGGGCACCGACATATCGGGCAGGGGTGCTCTTCATAGGAGAAGAGCGGGATTTGCCCTCTTTAGGAGAGGGCTTAACCTGTTTTTTCCGTGGAGTTTTCATCTCCTTGGTTTGTTTTGGCATGGGGTGCCCGAAAACGTACTCTTATCAGTATTGTTTGGAGATCTCTGGTTATAAGCCTTTGCAGGGCGAAGCCAGAGTCTTTATCGACTCCAATGCACCATCGTTTCAGATGGACAAAACCTATCAGAATACCGGAGACTGTACATCCTCGTAAACTGTCGTT